TTGTGGGTATTCCAGGTGCAGCATATCAATATAATAACTGTCTGTTCCCTCATTTTCAATCCCTACATAATTAATAACTGATTGCTTCCATTTATCTTTTGTTATGCCTTTATAGGGGCAAGATTGCCATTTACAAGTATGCTTATCCTCCGTTATACAAAACAATATCAAAGCAATAAAAGTAAGGCAAAGGAATATTAATGTAAGTGATTTCATTATTCAGCAATTATATTTTGTTGATAAATTACCTTGTGGTCTTGCTTTTTATTTATTTTGCCGTCCTTATTATATTGGATTCCTGTATAAGAGCATTGAGGTAATCCACTACCTTTATATACTGTTATTTTTTCTATTTTTATTGTAGCAATGTGGTCGGTTATCATATCACCGATTTTATAAGGATTATTTGCTAAAGCAAATCTTTTGTAAAGTTCAATTTTGTTATTATTGTGGATAGATTCAAGTTGTATCAATTCCTCATTATATTGCTCTTTTGTCATATCAGTATTTTTAAAAATTAGTTAAATAGGTTTGTTTGCTTTCTCTATGGGTTAATTAATGGCTACAAAATGTATTTATCTTTTCAATTAATTGCGGTTCTTTAATATCATTCCTTATCTGTATTTTCTTTTTCATAAATACAGTTGTACTTATTGTGTAATATCCTTTACTATCTTGATGCAAGCACATATTACCAATATATACCTGTCCTGTTTTGGTGTTCATTTTTAATGATGTATTTTCCATTTTTATAATATTTAAAGGTTTTATTAAATTGGTTTACTTGTAATAGGGGTTGATTATTATTAATTAGTTCCCGATAATTTGGTTTGCAATGTTTGTGCAATATTCAATCGCTTTCTTTTCTTCAAATGGTTTAGCTTGTTCACAATCCGCTCCAAATAATCCGTAATTAAATTGCTGACTTCTGCCGTATGAATGAGCGTATCCTAAAAGCGTTTCAAATTGTTCCTGTGTTAATGTGTACTTTTTCATTGTATTATAGTTTATTTTGTTTGTTAATAGGGGTTTAATCTTCCGGGTATTGGTAATTTTCAGGTATTGCCCATAAATCACCGGATTCGCCTAAATTACCAATAGTAAACATTTGCCCGGCATCATTGGTTAATTTTACATTTTGTTCTAACATTTGCCATGCTTCTAAATATTCTTCATTATCTGGACCTTCCAGGCATATATCAAAATCTTCTTTTACTTCATCCATATTAGTTATATACTTTTCGTATGCTTTACAAAAAGACTGCATTACATAAATCCCATGTGCATCATTAACTAATAATTCAGGTTCGGTTATTACAGTTACATTTTTCATTTTATAAGTATTTAGTAGTTTAAAAAATATGGTTTATAAATAGGATATAGGATTAAGGTTATTTAGGCTGTTTTGGTGCAAAAGTGCCATCTATTAAATAGTAATAATCATTCGCCTGTATAATTTCAATTAATATTTCTTTATAATCAAAAAATAAAGTTTCTCCTAAAAACCACGGGGTTTGCATTTTCTCCATTCTTTCAACGGCAGGATAAAAAGGGCTATCTTCATCAATGCCTATTTCAATTTCAAATTTAATTTGATCAACAATTGCTTTTTGTTTTGCAGTTTCATTAAGTTCATTAAACTGATAAACTTTTGTTCTAATTGTACGTGCCATTTTATTTTTGCATCCTGTTATAGTGTGCGCCTCACTTTTGGTTAATACGGGTAATATTTCAACCCGTTTCTGTTATTAAAACTTCATCAGTTAACCTTTGTTTGAAAGAAGAGTGCGAGTAGTTTCTCTTGGGGACTTACAACTAAGTTGTTTTTTGCCGGCTTGCAGGGACTACTGCGCACTCCGTTTCTTGGTATTACTTCATTTTAGGTATGGTTGCGCCCGTTAAGTATTCCACATTCCAAAGTGTGTTATTAGTTATCATTCGTTGCCATGCTTCATTCGTGTACGACCATTTGAAACCTCTCCCTTTTAGGTCTGAAATCTTTTCAGCGTTTGGCTTTTCATCATAGAAAATTTGCACTCTATCATCTGCGTAATTGATAACAACCTTTCCTCCATTGAATGGATACTCCGCATTTTCACCTCCCGTTTCTGCTTCTTTCTTTGCCTTCGCTTGTAGTTGTGCAATGCGGTCTTTTGTGTTCTTAATCGTGGCATTGTTATTAGTTAACTGATACGTTGCTATTGGAGTAGTTTCAAAGGAATAACGAGGAATCCATGTGCGAATCAACTCTTTACTCTTTTCGCTTAACTCCTTATTCAAGTCCAGCGTTGAAGCGTTCTTCTTGAATAGCTTGTATGCCTTGTTGATAGCCTTGAAAGTTTCTTGCAATTGCTCATGCTTTTTTAGCTTATCCAAGTAGCCTTGAATTTCAGCGTTAACAATTACAACTTCCGTTGTCGTGTCTTGGTCTTGTGTGCTTGTGTTTGTTTCTGTGAACATGGTTTTTGATTTTTGATTGTGAATAAATACAATACAAAGATATGATTAATGTTATCAATAATCAAAGAATATATGAAAAAAGTTATCAACAATCAAAAAGTAGTAATTGTCTATTTTACCACTCAGCACAACCAATAGTCAGCAGTTCGTCAATGGTTATCAATTTACCATGCCCAAAAATTACATGCACTACGCAATCCAATTGCGCAACCAAAACCTATTTGAAAAAACATACCAAATATCAAACAACAGAGTAACCCTATAATTCGATAACCTAACGATGGAAAATGTATCGTTTGATGGGCATTTTCATCCAAAACGCATTCGCATTGAACATAGCTACATCAAAATTATGCCTATTTCAATCAGATTAGCACCAAATGGAGCGAAATATGATAGAGTCGTACAAATTCACATGGCAATAAGTCAATAGGCTTTAAAAAGGCAGAAATTGGAGCGAATGAAACGCATGAGAATTGAATGGATTGAAATATTCGGAGGTCAGTTATGGAATATTCAGCGCATTTTGAGTTGAGGAATGGAGAACCGAACAGTTTTGACAGACTCCAGAACTTTAGCGACCAACCAACAGACCAACTGAAAATTATCAGCAGAACATTTTACCTCCGAAAATATGAACCAATTTCCTCCCAAAAGAACGAAACCAAGATTTCCCCATGTGATTTCCCCTTTGCTCAATCGTCAAACCTCCGAAAACAAGGTCTGAAACCTCCGAAACCTACAAAAAGCTTCCAAATTCCAATAACAATCCTTTTTGCCAAACATGCTTCAAAAACATGGCGGGGGGTACTGTCGGAGGTCGAAAAAATGCGACGCGGGTGGGTGGGGACACCTTTCATTCATCATACGCTCATGATTTTATGTAGTGTGGTGTTGGATAAAAAAAAGGATCATTGTTTCCTGGGGAATAAATTTTTGAATATGGGCCGGGGGAGTTGTTTGAGGTTGATGGGATTTGGGCTATGGACTGGAGGGGTTATGTTTTGAGAATAGGAAAAAAAGGAATACCTTTGTTTAGGGCAAGAAAAGTCGGTATAATATTCTAGAAAAGAATATAAAGGGACATTGAGTGATACCAACGATCTTAGATATACTTTTTATACGCTACGTATAAGATGTTTATACGTGGTGTATAAGAAGTATATACGCTACGTATAAGATTTGTACTTTTATATTTTTAAAAAGGGTTTTATGTATGAGTAAAGTTAGGGTAATAAAGCGTACTAAAATTCTATCGGAAGAGGGGGAGGTATTGGAGGAACAGGATGTATTTGTAAAGAAGGTAGAGCAGGATATATTTGTAAAGTTTTATGTAAATGGATTTGATAAATGGTTAGGGATAAGGGATGGAGATTGGAAGGTCTTCTGCTGCATGATACGATACTTGGAGAAGGACAGTAGCCGTTTTACGTTAAGTCCAATAAGAAGACAGGAGGTAAGCGAATTAACTGGGAAGAAGGTAGGAACTGTGAATATGTGTTTGAGTAGATTGGTCCAATGCGGACTGTTAAGGAGAGTTAGTTATTGCGTTTTTAATATTAATGATACAATAGTTTACAATGGACGAGAGGATAAAAAAGGAACTAAAGGATAGGTATAATATAGACAGCGTGCGTTTCATATTTGAGATTGCGCCATGTAGTGCACCGAGAATGACGAGGAGTGATAAGTGGAAGACAAACCCGAATCATGCTGATCCTAGAAAAAGGCAGAGGGAGTGTGTGCGCAAATACTTTGCGTACAAGAAAGATTTTAAGATGTTATGCCTGTTAGCGAACTACACTTTAGAGAAGTGCATAGATGTTTGCTTTGTGGTGGAAATGCCGGAGAGTTGGAGTGAGAAGAAGAAGAAGTTAATGGACTTTACGCTGCATGAGCAAAGGCCGGATAGAGATAACATGTTAAAGGCGCTCCAGGATAGCTTTGATTTAGATGATGGGATAGTTTCAGATGGTAGGACTTTAAAGATTTGGGGAAGGAAGGGATTGACAATTATTTTTTAAACTATAGATATGGACTCTTATTCATCTTCAGTAGCGGAGGATTATAGAAAAATAGAACTTGCGTCTTCTATGGAAGCAAATGATATTCTTTTCAAAAACATTTCAAATCTAATAGAGTATCGTAAGCATATTGCTATTAATATTAAAAAATGCAATAATGAGGAACAGTTTAAGGTATTAAAACCGATGTTTCTGGAATCAAGTGAAATGCTAAAACAATTACTAGGTATCTAATTTAAACACTATAAAAAGAATGATAGTATGAAATCATCAGAACTTAGAATTGGGAATTGGATTAATTTTGATAATCTAATAGGTGGGAAAGTAAATGGAACTGATATTAATGGTAATTACCAAGTTACTCCGAGATTCTTTAGGTCATCAATGCAAGATGAAGATTACGAAATAAATGCTTACCATAAACCTATACCACTTACGGAAGAATGGCTTTTGAAGCTTGGGTTTGTAAAGACTCAAGATTTAGGGAAAAACAATGTATTGCAGCTAGAAATAAGTCAGCGATTAATAATTTCATTTGCAGATTATGATTGCAATAACTTAAATCTTTGGCAAGATGGAAAGCGCTTTTCATTTAAGCATGGACTAATTCAATATGTTCATCAATTACAAAACCTATATTTTGCTCTTACTGGAGAAGAATTATTAATTAAACCATAAAAACTACACAATGGAAAGTAAAAACGGAATTATTTTAGAAGTTCAAAAAGGAATTAATGATACACCTTCTGATGTAAGAGGTAGTTATTCAGATGGCTACCATACTTTTGATGAACTATATGAGTTTAGAAAAATTTTTAATGCTGTATTATTTAATGAATGGGGTCAGTATTCAAATGGCTCTATTGGTTCTGATTTGGACACCCTTATAAAGCCTAAATACGATGTGCATAAAAGTTGGAAGCATCATGATGGGGAATTATGCTTTGGTGGTGGTTGGTTTATTGTAGTAGCAATATTGCCAAGCGGTCAAATTTCAAATCATTATGAAGCTAAAGATTGGGATTTATTCAAAGTGCCTATTGCAGAAAAGGCAAAATATGAATTTGATGGTCACACATCTGCTGATGTTTTAGAACGATTAAAAAACCTATAACTATACTATGGCAAAGAGAAAGTTAAGCAAGAATGAGTTGAGATTTTTAGCGCATATAGCTTCAAGTCTTCCAGAAATTCCTATGAAGGAAGTAGAAATAGTTTCCGGAGCGGAGATTTTAAGCAATGAGAAGTATGCTTCTATAAACAAAGAGGGAGTAGTACCAAAGGAAATGTATAAACTCCGTGGTGGAGAAGGGACTATTAATAGGATTTCTCAAAAGAAACAACTACAAAGAGTTTACCTAGATGGTGGATTAGATGCAGTTGAAAAGTATTATAAAATCGTAATCAACAAAGATGGCCTTCAAGAAAACAAAAGAAACTAACGAGTTCTTTGCTAATATCAAAAAGGAAAGGCTTTACTCTTCTGATAAAGAGAAGGAGATTATCTATAAAGAGGTAAGTCCGGAGCAGGAGAATGATGCGGAGTTTGTAAAATCTAAGTTCAGATTTATAAAGGAGGAGCCAGCTATGATCGGAATACTGAAGACTATTTCTGAAAAGTATAATATTTCTTTGTACGATTCAGCTTACTTTGTATTTGCCGGATGCTGCGCGTTGCAGGATAGTTTAGATGGATTATCTGGACCTAAATTGAAAGGTCACTTTGTTACCTGGTTTTTAGAAATTCCTCTTTTTAAGGAAAGTTTTGTGCAAAGTAAACTTGAATGTTATGTTGACTTAATAGATAATTCAATAAAAAGAGAGTGTGCCAAAGACTACTTTAAATACTTGGAAGAGATAAAAAAGGCAGGAAGAAACCTATTAATGAAGTTTCATGACTCTAATAGGATGAAAAAAATGGGGTATGTAAAAAAAATTAAAAAGGAATTTATCAAAAAGTTATAACTTTGTTTAAAATTGATAGAATATTATGGAGCATGTTAAAATTCACTTGCCAGTTATAAAATTGGATAGAAATAAAAACAGAGTTGAGAAAAAAGTAACTTTTAATGTAGCTGCTATTAATATTGCAGATTGGGACTTAGAAGATGCTATTAGTAAAAATACTTGTAAGATATTTCTTTCTGGAGCAACACATGAGGTATTCCAAATTGCAATGCCTAGAAAGCAATTAGAAGACAAATTATCGGCAGGAGCCGGGGTTATTTTTATAGAGTAATATGCTGATAAAAATAAGGGCAATAGGAAGGGACTTTCTATTTGATGAAGATTATGTATGTTCCATTTCTTCCTTCAAAAAAGTAATGGAAACCTATGGAGCAAAGGCAATAGCTTATGTTTGCTTCATGGCTGATTGCGATAATGAACTCTATGCTTTTTTAGATTCAGATATTCGGACTATAAAAGCTATGCAGGCTACTTCGGTTACTAAAGAGTGCACGGAAAGTAAAGAGGTAAAGGCAGCAATAAAAGAGTATGCGGAGATTCAAGTTAGAAACCCGTATACAAAACTTAAAAAGTCTGTTGATACTGCAATAAGCAATATTAGCGGATTCCTTGATACCAAAACAAAAGGAGGTACTATAAAGGATGATGATATAGATACTGTTACCAAGTTGATCATTGATGCACCAAAAATGCTAAAATCAAGAGAAGATATAGGCAAATTCGGAGAAGCAGAGCAAAGCAAGGTAGGGAGAAGGAAAGGAGGTGGAGATTTAACCCTAGCTGAAGAGCGATTAAGAAAAAAGCAATAAAAGAATAGTGGTGTTTATTTTTTCTTGCAAGAATTATATGGAAAATTTTCTCCAGTAGTAAGACAGAAATTGCCCGACTACTCACCTAGCGACAGCCGATGGAACGATTGGATGGACGAGCAGGAGCACTATATACATAATGGCTACCAAGTTGGAGGAACAAAAATAACAGGCCGGTACTATTTCCACTTAAATTTCTCGAAGCTTAAACTACTAGATGAACAAAATTATGAGTTCTTAGCTAGTCCTTATCATGTTGATGTTTACCATGAACTATTTAATATCATAGATGATTGCGAGCGTAGAGGAAAAGATTTATTTGTCTGGAAAGCCAGAGATAAGGGATTTTCATACTCCATGAGTTCTTTGTGTGTAAAAGAAACACAGTTCCACTCCAACAATACTATAGTTACACTATTCCCTAAAGGAGAAGAGGTTAAGCACAAGGATAACTTTTTAGAGAAGTATAAAACAACTTGGAACGGACTTCCGGGGTGTATGAGGCATTCTCCAGGAATAAAAGATAGCGAAGATTTAAAGCATTACGGTTGGTTAGAAACAGACGAGGAAACGAAAGAGCAAAAGGAGTATGGGCAAAATTCCCGTATTGCTTTTATGAAAGTTACCAATAAAGACGTTGCAAAATCCTTTCGCGCGAAGTTTATTGTTGTAGATGAAGCAGGGGAAATAGACTGCCTTATTCCTTTGATCATGGCAAACCGGGCAAACTTAAAGAAAGGGGCAAATAAGTTTGGGACCTCTATTGTAGGTGGAACTTCCAACTCCGCACATAAAGGCTACAAAGATGTGTGCGAACTTTGGCATAATGCCGAAGGATATGGATTTGAGAAATTTGCTATTACTGCACAAAGAGCATTCTTCGGTTATGAGAAACTTCCAGACGGAACTACACAGCAGTTTATAGACTTTGAAACTGGACAAAGCTTAGAAGATAGAGCGCTTAAATTTCTGAGTAAAGAGTTAGAAACTATAAAGAAGACAGGAAATAAGCAGGCAGTAATGGAGCACCGCCAAAATTACCCTACTTGCGAAAATGATATGTTCCTTCGATATTCCACTTCTCCGTTTACTGGAGATAAAATTACGGAGCAACGCGGAAATATTCTAACCAATAAGGCAATTACTGATGGCATTGATGTTGGGGACCTATACATGGTTATTGAGAATGAAAAAAAGGTAGTAAAGTTTAGGCACAACGTAAATGGACTTTGGAAAATATATAAAAAACCAAGCGCAACCTTACTAAGAAAAGATGTAGGGGCAGTAGATGGATATAAAACGGATGGCGCAGTAGATAGCGACTCGCTTGGGGCAATTATGGTTTACAGAGATTACCAGGGAGTAGGCCAGCTTGGTAATTTACCTATCTGTATTTACCACCATAGGCCCATGAAGAAAGATGAATTTGCCTATCATGCACTACTAACAGCTATGTACTATGACTGCAAAATGCTTTATGAAGCAATAGACGAGCACATGACCAATTACTTTATAGCAAATCTAGCAGAGAAGCATTTAGCGCCAAGACCAAACTTGCTTTCTACACTTGGAAATAGCATGGCAAAAAACAAGTATGGAGTAATACCAAGCGAACATAATATTTCTATTGCTACTGAACTTGCAGTAGAAGAGTTTAACAACTACTATGAGAACATTCCTTTTATTGAAGTAATAGATGAATTGAATGACTTTAAAGTAAAGAATACAGATTTAGCTATGGTTTATTTGTGGTGCATACTCCATGCAAAAAACAATGCAACTTATCTACAACGAAAAGAAAGTATGGGAGAAAAGGTAAAAAAATCATTTACTCCATATATGACTAAAAGGGATGGAGAAATAGTCTGGATAAATACAAAAGCACAAGAACTTCAAATAAAACAACAAAGCTATGGACTCAAATTCAACTGAGAAAAAAGATGTAAATGCAATTACCTTCCCGGAGTATATAGTTCCCGCAAAGACTAAGGGGGCAAAGAAAGGAGATTGTGAACAAGATAAGTGGGCAAAACAGTATATGCAGTCGCTTTTAAACTATTCTAACTTTACCCAAAGAACAGATATTAAAAGACTTTATCAATATGCTGAAGCAAAAGTTGATGTTAGGGAGTTTGACCATGTTACAAAATTCTATTGTGCTGATGGAAGTGGAATAGAAAAAGTAATCCCTGCATATATACGTGATGTAAATTTGATTCCTAGTGTTTTAAATAGATTAATAGGAGAAGCAAACACACAGCCATTAAAATACTCTGTAAATGCTATAAATGCAGATGCAGTAATTCAGAAATTAGAAAAGTTTGTAGGTGATGTGTCTGAAAAAGTTACTAGAATGACAAGACAAAAGTCTGGAATAGATAAACTTTTAGGGACTCCACTCTATGAGGAAGATGAAGAGATAGTTCTTCCAAAAGAAATTGAAGAAATGAGTTTTGCAAATTATCGCGAGAATGATGAAATAATGATGCAGAAGGGGTTAAACTATTTGATGAAGAAAACTGGAAACTCTAATGTTCGCTACAAACTAACAAATCAATGCTATAAAGATTACTTGATATGCAGTGAAATGGCGGCACATGCGTTTGTAGATATGGATGATCCAAATATTGAGCGTATAGATCCTAGAGATTTAGGATATATACTTTCTCCAAATAGTCCATTCATTCATCATGGCATGGCAGCATGGTATTACTTTTATGATACACCACAAGGAATGATAGACCGGTTCCCAGACTTATCAGAAGAGCACGTATTAGAGTTAAGAAATCTTGCAAGTTCTTTTAAAAATGGAGATTTACATTTCGGGAATATAGACCAAAAATGTTCGGGGGGATTTATCCAAACAGGGAATGGATATAGCGCACTTTATGTACGTGGAATGTATGCTAACTGGAGAGCAAGTAAAAGAGTAAGAGTTAAGATTAATGTGAATAAATTTGATAAAGACAATCCGCATGTGCACTTTGTTGATGATAGTGATAACTCTCCAAACAGCAAATACGAAAACAGATATTATAGTGAACTATGGCAAGGGTACATGATTGGGACAACAATACACTACAAGACAGAGCCATTGCCAGGGCAAAATATGATAGGAGATACGCCAAGAGAAAAGGACTTAAATATTATAGGCATTGTAGATCCAACTCCTTCTATTGCAGCTTTGATTCAGCCAATACAGTCATTAAGAATACAAGCATTCTATGCAGTAGAGCGTCTTATGTCGCAAATACAAGGAAATGTATTAATCATTGATGAAGCTATTGATAGCAATAGCGAAAATAACCTTTACAACATGCGTGTAAATGGTATCTGGAAAATTAATACAGCGCAGGAAGGAGATATGCAAGCAGGGACATCAAATCCTAATGCTATGAAACCGCAAGTAATGGATATGGCAGGTTCCGTTGCTATTCAGCAGTTGATGAATTTCATTTCGTTCCTAGATATGAATACCACATTAATGACCGGAATCAATGATGCTAGACAAGGATTCTTAAAAAGTGATACTGGTTTAGGGTTACAACAAAACGCAACTATTGCTTCTCAAATGACAACGCAGCCTTATACTACTACATGGTATATGGTTTGTCAAATTGCTTTACAAAAATTATTAGACCTAATGAAGCCAGCATGGGCAGGGAAAGAATATGTTCGGTACTTCATGGGTGATGCAGGATTTGAATTACTTAATATTAAAGATAATGGTTGGGAGTCTAATGTGTATGGACTATTTATAGAAAATAGCGCAAGTGATGAACAACTTAAAGCTAAAGTAATTGCTATGGCTGAAAGAGTATTACCGACAAGCAATGATCCAGATATGGCACTTGCTGTAATTGAAATGATAAACGGAGCCAACAGTAATGAAGCTATTAGAATTTTCAGACAAGGAGTTGAAAATATTAAAAAGGTTCAAGCACAACAACAACAAGAAGCTACAGCTATGCAACAACAAGCACAACAAGTGATAATGGCACAAGCACAATCAAAAGCACAAACAGAAGCACAGAAAGTACAGGGAGGTATTACGGAAGCTACTATTGCTGCAAATGCTCAAATAAAAACTACCGAAATGAAGATTGAAGGGAAAGGCGAGTTGACTGATGTACTGAAGCAAAATAAAATGGATGAAATGCTTGCACAGAATGAACTAGAAAAAGGGAAACAAAAAATAATTTCTCAGTAAAGTGTAAAATTTAATTAAAAGTTTTAATTTTGTCTAAAATAAGATAATCATGGCTGACGATATTATAGAAGAAGGAGCAAATAAAGAAGAAAATATAACTGTAGAAAATACGGAAACAACTGCATCTACAGATAATTTAGATTTTGCAAACTTCTCTACACCTCCAATAAAAGAAGAGGATAAAACAGACTCTAAAGAAAAAGGCAAAACGGAAGAAAATAAAACAGAAGAAGGTTCAGAGGAAAACATTGATACTGAATTTACTTTGTTTGGAGAAAATAAAGAAGAAAAAGCAGAAACAGTAAAGCCTAAAACAGAGGGTAGAGATTACTCTAAGTTCAAAGAGCTACTAGAGGAAGATGATGATATTAATGATGATGATGCACTTTTAGAAAGAGTATCAAAGTTAAAAGGAAAAGCTAAAGCGCAAGAGATTATCAATACTGCAAATGAGCGATTCCAAAATGATGAACAGGTTAAATCTTGGATTAGTTGGATTGAAGCTGATGATGATGTTTTATTAGAAGCAGTTTATGTAGCAGAGAACTACACCAAAGAAGATGCTAAGGCAATGATAGAAGACTTAAAAGATGAAAACCCTGCTAAGTACAGAGCCGAAGTTAATAAGATCAAAAACAACCTCGCTGGTGCTATTGAAAATAAAAAGAGAGAGATACAAAGCGAAGTACAGGAAGCAGCAAAAACATTAAAAGAACTCTCCCCTAAAGATATCGATTCTAAATTTTTAGCAAAAGCAATAGAAAGTGCATCTAAGATGACTGAATTTGCCGGACTAAAACTAGGAGTTGAAGGAAAAGAAAAAGAGAAGTTCCTTTTACCATTAAAAACCGCTATTGAATCCGGAGAACTTATAAAAAAACTGAAAAGTGATCCGGACTTACTTGCTGAATTTGCTTATTACGCAACGTATAAAGAGCAAATTAAAGCAGCATTAGCAAAAAAAACAATGACCAAAAAGAATTTTGTAGATACCCTTGACAAAGCGCCACACAGTAGCGGGAAGGCTAAGCCTTTTGCTAATGCAAACGCAATAGATACGGGTGACTTCAATCCTATTGGTTGGAAATAAAAGATTTGATTGTGGTGAATCTTAACAAATAAAATTCACACAAAATGAGAGTATATAAAGGCTCAATTAACAAAGGCGCAACTACGGATGCGTATTTCGATAGCATCGGGTTAAAATTCCCCGAAGTAAGAAAAAAAGTTATTACAAGATTCTGCGAAGAAAAAGGCTCAGCACTTATCGCGGATATGTTAGGCACAGGTAGAACCATTACGCCAAAACAACTTGCTGATTCAAAGAAAATGTTTACGACTTCTAATACCTTAAACTGGTATGTAGAAAGCCGCCACAGACGATTAGTAACATTCAAAACAGCTACTCCTATTGTTGGTACTGGTGCGAACAATGCAAGTGTTACTATTACGCTTTCTGGAGCAGATGGATATTTAAAACCGGGTGTAGTAATTAGAATTGTAAACAAAGCAACGGGTACTGCCTATTTGTTATTGCTTACTTCTTCTGGTACTGTTGCAGGCGCAAACTTCACTTATACTGCAAAGTTAGTAGCAAGTGACGTAGCAACCGCAATTCCAGGTGGTATAGTAGTAGCTGATGATCAAGCAGGATGGTCTTTCGTTTTAAATTCAGCAGATTGTTCTAACGACCAATTTACTGATGTTCCTGTAACTTTCCCGGACCTATTCAAAAACTACACGAGCACACTTCGTATTAAAAAAGATGTGTGTAAGTCTGGAATCCAAACAAACTTATGGATTGAAGGGGACAACGGTTCAAAATGTTACATGCCGGAAGAAGAAAGACAGTTCTATTACGATGTTTTCAAATCTCTTTCTAATGCTGCTATCTATGGCCAATCTAGTTATGCATCAAATGGAACAATCATCAATACTGACCAAAATGGGTTAAGTGTTGGTGCAGGAGATGGTTTGTTGGCTCAAATAGATGCTTCTTCAGTTATCAACTGGCAAGTATCTTCCTACTACAATACACCGGCTAACTACGAAACTTTGCGTTTGTTTTTGCAAAATCAAATAGTAGCTTGGGGATTGAGAGAAGGTATCAATGGCGGGTTGTTGAACTTATACACTGGTAAAGCAGGAAAAATGTTGTTGCAATCTGTATTGCATGACTACGCTGTAACTGGAAAATGTTGCACAATGACTGACTTTTCAGAAGATGGAGAGCAAGTTCAAAAAGTGCTTGATAATATTACACACTATGCTTTTGCAGGGTATGAAATTGTTATCAGAGAAGAAGTAATGTTTAACGATGTTACTCAACACCCTCCAGTTTCTGCTTTAGGTAATGCTTCTTTGGAGTCTTTTAGAATGGTATTAATACCAGACAAAAGCTGTGATGGAGATCCAATTGCACAAATGTATTTCAAAGGTGGCTGCAAAGTTGAAGATAGTTTGAAGCCTTCGGTAAGACCAGGTACTATCAATCCATACGCTACGGGCGGACAAGGTAACATCAATGTTACTGGAAGACCGGGTTATGAGTTGCTAATCGAAACGGAATATACAGTAGTGCTCAATAATCCTTACGGAGTATTGCACTTAAATCCTTTCGTGTAATCGTTGTTTTTTTTCATTAAATGGGGGAGTGTAAAATCTCCCCCATTTTTAAACCCAAAATAAAAGTTATGTTTGTAGAAATCGTACCAATAGACCAAGAGAAGCCAAAACCGTTGAGTGTAGCGGCAATTTTCAAAGACAAGAATAAAAAAGTTCTTGCAAATTACTCGTTGAATCCTTTCTACATGCCAGCACAAGGCGTTACGATTGATGATACAACTCCAGATGGGAAGGAAGTATTAAAGCTTATTGAAAATGCAGTAGAATTAAGACCTTATTTTTTCCCTGCTACTGATAGCTTTGGAAATGAAGTAAGAGGTAAAGCACAACTATTCAAAATTCAAAACCTTGAACAAGATGCAAACGAAGCTATTGAAAGTTTTGATAAGGCATTTGAAGTAATGACTAAGATTAAAGGAATGGGAGATAGAGAGGTGGTGCTATTCGGGAAATTACTTGGAGCAAGTGGAAGCGCAAATATTGTTCGCGCAGAATTGGCAAAAATGCTACAAGCAGGGCCAAAACAGATGCAGAACATTATTCAGAAGCTAGAAGACAAAGACAGAGAATATTTAGAAGTAATTTACTTCCAATTAGATAAAGCTAACTATGAAGCGGACCAATCAAAAGGATTACGCAAAACAAGTGGCAACGTGTACTCAATCAATGGAGAGGTAGTAGGAGCAGGAGAAGAAGCATTGATAGCGTATTTAAAAGAAAATGATAATCTGTTTGCTAGTCTTAAAAAGGAAGCTGTAAAATCAAAGTAAAACTAAGCATAAATGACTTACGGAGAAATGCGGACTTTAATTGATGCGCTTTTAGATAAAGCCGGGAGTCCGTATTTCACTGATGAGGAAGTTTCTTCTTTTGTGAATATAGCTTTTGATGATTTAGTAGAGAACGAGTACGAGCAATTTGAATCTAACCAGGAGCACAAGCTAAGAATACTTGGACTACAACGACCTTTTACAAAAGCTAATTCAGATAGAATAGTTATTCCTACTGATGTTGTAAATTTCAGATACTTACTAGATATAGAAGCAGGGTTTAATGCAGTAGATTGTGATGGAAATGCTATTGTTATTTATAGAAATGTAAAGCCAAGCGCCACAAATAATATTGATGTAATTAACCGTGATCCATTTAACAAGCCAATAGATAAAGATCCATTCTATTTGTTTTTAAATGATGGAACTAATAAGTACATTAAAATTTATAGCGAAACAACTCCAGTATCAATTACAGGTAATTATTTGAAAAACTTTATACCAATAGATATTTCTTCTGCTGCAACAAATTTTGAGTTAGAAGATAAAATTGCCAGAGAAATTTGCCAACTTGCAGTTAAGAAAATGGAAGTCAATATTGAAAATTATAATCGCGCGCAAATGGAAGTGCAAGAGATAAAACAAATAAGTGGCTCATTCAGCTAAATTATGACACCAGAGCAAGCAAAAATAGCGTTACAAGGGCAAACTGATAGCCAGATACAAAACCTACTATTGATAGGTGGATTAAGCGTTATTCCATACGACAGAGCAAAGGCAATAGATAAAATTGCAGGTCTAGATGGCGGGTGCGAAGGTTGCAATAAAAGTTCCAATAGAGCAACTGTAAACTACGTAAATGGAACAGGCAAAAAAGAAGATTGTTCAAACTGTAAAAAATAAAAAAATGGCTAAAACATTAAAAGAAATCAAAGATGTAGCAAACAAAAAAGCTGCTGAAAAAAAAGAAAATTCAGTAATCGCTAAAAAGGTAACTAAAGTTGAAAGCGAAGAAATCCCTAAAACTGTTGGAGCAGATGTGCCAGTAAAAAAGCAGGAGAAGGCAGTAGATAAACCTACTACTGAAGAAGTAGTAAAAGTAGATGCTCCAGAGCAAAAGCCAGAAAGTTCTAAAGAAGAGTTAATTGCAGAAAAGGTTGCTCCAAAAGAAGAAGTAAAGGAAGAAGAATCAAAAGAGAAAGAGCAGCCTGCTACTGAAGAAGTAAAAGCGGAGGAGCCAGTAAAAGAGGAAGAAGAGCAACCTCTTCAATGGGAAAAATATTGGGACCCATTTTCTCATTCTTTTAAACAAAGAATAGTAAACAAAGTAGATGCCAACTCTTAATGAAATGATTTATAACATTCGCAATGTAGCGGATGCCGGTGTATCTTCTAGGGCGCAAAATGTGTCTGATAGGCAAATTGCCTTTTGGATAAAATATTGGCGCTCTTGGTTGATTAATTGGGATTTGAATTTAAGAGGGTTTCTTGATGTTTCCTGGGAACAAGACTTAGGCTGCATGGATTTACTAACTGTAGATAAAGCAGATTGTAAGAAGTATGATTGGGGAGAAGATGTCAAAAAGGTTGTTATTCCTCAACTTGTAAAAATTAATCAAAGGACACAACTAATTATACCAACTCTTACATTTGTAGGTCTTATAGATAAGGAAACAAGAATACCAATGGACTTTGGAGGGTATGGAAGCCTTGAAAAGTATGTCATGTACAAAAATCCTAAAAAGGGATTACGTGGGAAATTGATAGGAAATACAATTTATTTGATTGGAATAAAAGAGAATACTGATATCATAGATGATGATGAATTGTGCGCAATAAATGTAAGAGGAATTTTTGATGATGTTACTGATAGCTGTGGTGGTGCTATAAAGCCATGTTTTGATTGGGACAAAGATTGTTATCCTATTCCAAGCCATTTAGAAGCTATGTTGTATGGTAAAATTTGGGAAAGAGAATTAGGGCTAGTAGCTCAAACAAAACAAGATGTAAAGAACAATGATAGAGCGGAAGTGCCAATGTAGAGAATTTGATTTAGGTATGACATTTGGAGGAGTTGCAAAAGTCCTTTACATGTACCTTAGAAAATTCAAGATGCCGGTTAGTAGAAGACTAGGCAAGAAAAGGGAGAAAATACACAAGGACATAATGGTTGACTTTATAGAAGCTTGTGAGGATTATGTTATAGAAAATCCTACAAGACTTAGAATGCCATTAGACTTAGGGTATATGCAAGTGCTAAAGCATGAGTATCAAGGTCGAAACCTAAAATTCTTAAACAAGTTTTATGGGGACGATTACTCAATAACTTGGATTATTCATCACATGTATAAACATGCGGTATTAGTCCAGGGAGCAAAAGCAAAGAAGAAGATAATTGATTATGTTATAAGAACCGGGAAGAAAGATTTTTTAAAAGAAACTGTAATTGGAGATTATTATTACCTATTAGAAAACAAATATGTCGCTGGATTTAGCATTGCAAGATTTTGTGAGGGGGAGAACCACTACACAAGAAGTTTACCAAGGAAGACTTTTGGAATGCAACAAGAAAGAACCGAGCGGAAGTTATTCATGCCCTAATAGAAATAGTTTGTTCCCAGTTTGTAATGGATGTAGTTGTGAAATTCACTTAAAAGCGAAAGCACCTAGAGAAATCTGCCCATTAAACAAATGGTAAACAATGATAACAGTAAATAACCTTGTATCTTCGAAATACGCCATAAGAGGCGCTCTTGGCAATATTAATATGCCAAACATAGAACTTTCTATAAGTTCAGACTTAGAAAGGTGGGCAATAGAAGCTATGAAGCTAATCAAGCCAAAAGCTATATTACAGCCGAATACTGCAAATCTAAAAACAGAAGACAACAAAATTAAAATGTGCGATACATTCAAAGCTTTAGAATGTGTCAAACTTGATGGGAAAGTTATTCCATTTATTAATGCCCCAAACTGCCAATCAAATACATGTACCATTAGTTGCAATAACTGTAATTCTTCTTGTATTGATCCGGGAACAGAAAATTATGGATTTTATATAAAAGGCTGCTACATAAAATTTGTCAATTCAGTAGAAGATGGACTTCCTGCTACTATTGAATTTTGGGAACTCGCTACTGATGAAGAGGGAAATATTATGGTTTTAGAAGAAGCGGTGCTTGCAATTCAAGAATATATTACTTGGATGCTTAAAAGAAAGTTCAACGATCAAACGTATAGAGATAATGAAAGTAGGTGGTATATCTTATGTAAACAAGCAAGAGGGTTAATAAATCAAAAAAGTGATGATGAAATAAGGAGAATGGGTAAACTTTGGTTCCCGTTAAATTTTAGGACTATATAATGAATCGGCACTTAAATACATTTGACGGAGGAATGAAGCAGGATTTGGATAACCAGACTGCTGCTAAAAACACGTATTTATACTCGCTGAACGGGAAAGTTATTTTCAATGTAGAACAAGGAACTTACTCATGGGAAAATGCCAAGGGAAATAAAAGAGTATTCACTCTATTAGTTGAGTATAATAGAACTCCAGTTCCAAAATACAAGCCTATTGGATTTTGTGAACTCAATGGAAAGTTGATTGTCCTTTCTACAAATAATACTTTTTCGGAAATAGGATTTGTAACACAAGACCAGTATGGAACATATCTGTATATGACCATGTTTAATGATAAATTTGATCCTTATGGCCAAAAGCTAAGATTCAATACTAGGCATCAAATAATTGTTGAAGGAGTAGTAGAATCTGAAAGCATTGAACGAATCTATTTTAATGACGATAATAATGAGCCTAGAGTATTCAATATAAGTTATGCAAAAGACAGTAATTGGTATAGCGCAAATATTGACCACTCCCCTACATATACAGATTTAACCTATTCAGTACATGGTATTTCTCAAATGTGCGACTTAACCTGGGGATTGATGAAGTATGTAAGAACTATTCAAGGACAAGGACAGCTAACTGCAGGAAGAAGACAATACGCATATCGATATATCCATAAAACGGGGTACGCAAGCGCATGGTCCCAACCTTGTAATTTTATAAACCTTGTGAGTGATGCAGTAGATGGAACAAATTGGACTAACTACCAAATGGGGGCAAGTGGTGCACAAACAAATAAGGCAATAGAATTAGAGATAAAATATTTAGATACTCGTTTTCAAGAAATAGAAGTAGCATGTATTCTTTGGGAAACAGATGTAGCAGTAAAAGATGTTACTATTTTCAATCGAAGTAATATTCCAAACACAGGAACTATTACAATTTTGCACAATTACAACAAGGGCAGTTTAATTACCATAGATGAAATTACACAACGGTACCTAAGTATCGAACATGCAAAAACACAAACCTCAGTAGAGAACTGCTATCTTCTTGCAAATTTAAAACTTAGAAAAAATCTAGCAATAGATACTTCGCTTATTAGTATTGCTCCAAAGTTACGGAAGATGCTAAGTGATGAATTACAAACTGTAAATACTACTCCACTTACACATCAAACAGATAAAGACACAGCTATTACAAAGCAGTTATTTAGTGGCCATGATGAGGTATATCAAATAAAAAATGAGTATGTAAACTATAAAGGTACACAATGGGCACACCTGTTTACGGGAGAGTTTAGAGATGAAATTAAACCTTATGCGATTGTTGTATTTGATAGAAAAGGCCAGCCATGTTTTGCGCAGCATATTACAGACTTCAAAAGTCCTTCACAATATGGAATACAAGCACAGGATATAAGAGAAAGCGGGACTACTACTACAAACTTTGGTAGCCAAGGAGATTATGTTTTAACTGATTCATCATTAGGTAGTACCGATGTTATTATAGATGGAGCCGGTGGTACTCCAATAATTCAAGGTGACAATACAGTTATAAAAATTTTAGGCGCAACCCTTTCTGGGATAGACCTTACAGATATCCTATACGATGAATATGGAGATTTGCAAGTAAGTGGATTTTCTATTGTAAAAGCAGATAGAGTAAAATCAATTATTGCCCAAGGTATTTTAATGAACACAGTACGCGACTCTTCCCAAGATTGGAAAGAGGTAAGACCATTGCCTACAATGTTTAATTGGCTTGGAGGTGACAATGCGGGAGGATTACCAGACATGTTTGGTATTAGTACACCAATTACCAATTCAGAAATAGGGGAAGGACAAGACGGAGAAAGATTGCTATTAAAACAATCTGTTTTTACTTTTGAGAACCCAGACTACTTATTTGACCAAACAATTTTTGGGAATAGTATTTCGGGAGATTCAGTTGAGTTAATTGGGATTTGTGGCATATCATTTAAACAACCAGATTATATCCAAGAACTTGGAACTGGAGGGCATGGCCATATTTACAATAAGTATTACTATACTAGGTATTTAGATAATGATACAACTATTGATAATAACTTAGATGGGAATTTTACTCAAACATCATTGCCCCTTTACCAAACTAATGAAAAGGTAGAAAAGCTTTTTGGCAGCGCAAGAATAATAGACGCATTCAGCGAAGACTATAAATGGAGAGAGTATGCAGGCATTAGAAACTATCAACACTTAGCACCAACAGACGAGCCACTATCTGCCAAAGCACACAAAAATACAGTTCTATTAGTATTGCCAAAACAAGGTAATATCCAATCTACATCTTTAAGACAACAAGATCCTAGTGCTACAGATGGGGAATATAACCATAGTCTTTACTATTTAGCAAATTATAAAAGAAGTATTGGCTCCTACACAATAAACAAAAGTATTCTTGAAAACAGGACCTACAATAATATTGGGCACTTCATACCTATCAACGAACAAATAATAACTGAAGCAACGCAAATAGATGGTAGAGTGGTTTTTAATGATGTAGAAGTTTGGGGTGGTGATTGCTATGCTGACTTCTTTGCTTACTGTAGATTGGAACCATTATATGCTTTACCAGGGTATGAGCATGTTGGAGATTGTGGGCACTATGCAAGCAGTACATATCCAGACTATGCAATAGGAATGGTATTCCCGGTAGAAAGTGCTATAAACTTTACTCTTCGTAAGGGGGATGAATATGCAAAAGTTGCTACTAGACCATTTGCTACAAAATGCGGTAATAGCAATGAGTTTCCGCAGGGTATTTTTTGGCAAGATGAAAACACAAATAAGCCAGAGGAGTGTTTGGCAAATAAAGTTCTTTTAGCTAAAGATATTGTGAATCTTTATAATCCTAAAAGTCCAAGGTTCATTGAGGAATACGATTACCCTACAATGGAAGTCTATTCTACTCAAAAATATTATGGAGAGTTTTATGACAGCTTTAGAAAAATAAAAGTAAATAGTTTCCAGTTCGCGGAGGGTAAATATGGAGAGATTACTCAAATAGAAAGACTTTTCAACCAAGTGTATATGATTCAAAAGAATGCATTTGGAAGGATAAGGTTCAGAGATAGAGAAATGGTAAACGGTTCAGAGGGAAATATTGCAGTAGGCGCAGGCACAGGGTTTACAGGACATGACTATATAAGTACCATGTTTGGCACACAACACCAATGGGGAGTATTGAATAATACTAAGTCAATTTACTTCCCAGATGCAGAAAAAGGGAAACTGATAAAGTTCAGCCAAGCAGGAATTGATGTAGTAAGCGATAGAGCCGGGATGCACCAGTATTTTAGTGAGAAACTAAAGAAGTATTGGAAAATAAAAGATGCTTCCGCAGGACAAGTTTTAGCAATTAGCGAAGAGTATTCAACGTATGACAACCCTTGCAATGTTGGAGGAATCCATTGTATTTACGACAATAAAAATCTAAGTGTTATTTACACTTTTACAGACCTTTTACAATGTAATGCCGAAGGAGTTATTTCTACAATAGATGAACTT